CCCTTTGATGGGTGTGAAATACATCGCTACGGAGGAAAACGAAATCTTATACAGCGTTTATACTCCAACGACGTATTTCGAGATAAGAAAAAATCAAATCATAAAAGAAGAACCACATGCCCTTGGTTATATACCGATAATTGAATATCCCGCTAATCATGCGCGCCTCGGTGCTTATGAAACTGTCTTACCTTTGCTTGACGCACTAAATACGATTGCATCTAACCGGTTAGACGGTATAGAGCAATTTGTCCAAGCTTTTATGAAGTTTGTTAACTGTGATATAGACGAAGATACGTTTAAAAAATTCAAGGAGCTTGGAGCAATAAAGATTAAAGGCGAACCGGGAAATCCTGCTGATGTAGATATTGTTTCTGAGGAACTCAATCAGACAGAAGTTCAAGTTGCGAAAGAGGACATCTACCAGATGATTCTCATTATTTGCGGTATGCCGGACCGAAAAGGAGCTACTCGCACTACCGGCGACACCGGACAGGCGGTAAAACTTCGCGACGGCTGGAGCGATGCTGAAGCGAGGGCGCGAGATGTTGAAGAAATGTTTAAAAGTTCTGAGAAGCGATTCTTGCGCGTGGTGTTGAAAATCTGTAAAGAACTGGCCGGCCTCGATTTGAGTATAAAAGATATAGACATCAAATTTACTCGAAACAAGACCGATAACTTACTGGTTAAATCGCAAGGTTTACAAAATATGTTGGAGGCAGGTATTCATCCTCGAATTGCAATTGAGATTTGTGGCTTGTTTAGCGACCCCGAAGAAACTTACACTACTTCTCAATCTTATCTTGAAAAATGGCAAACTAACCTCGCTGGATATACTCCGGGAAACAATAAGCCGAATCCGGAAAATGTAAATCTGGGGGATGCCGGATGAGCTTAAAAGAAGTCAGATGCATAGATTGTAAAAAGCTTTTGGGCAAGTTTAAAGGCGAAGCGGAAGTTAAATGTCCGCGTTGCAAGAAAACCAATTTCATTAATACAGAGCGCCAAACGAGCGCCGGTTGACCGTAAGGAAAGCCGGTGCTCTTTTTAACAGCCAGAGAAGGCTCTAAAACACAAATCGTGAGAGAACACGTTAAAACACAAAAATCGTGAGAGAACACGTTAAAACACAGGAGGAGAACTATGGATTTAAAAGCATTACTTGGCGATGCCTATAAAGAGGGCATGACTATCGAGGAGATTGAAGCGGCTTTGGCAGATAAGAACCTCGTCGACCCCGATACTTTACCAAAATCGGTGCCGAAAGACGTGTTCGACAAAACCGCTTCCGAGCTAGCAAAAGCTAAAAAAGAGCTCAAGGCATTGCAGGAACAGTCTATGACGGCTGAGGAGAAACTGCAAGCGGAGCTCGAAAAAGCGGCTTCCGTTCAATCGACATACGCTAGAGAACTGGCTAAGTTGCGGGCTAAGGAAGTATTCGTAGAAGCCGGTCTTACAGAAAAGGACTACTCCCCTATTCTGGATGCGATTATCACTGAAGATGAGGAAATCACCAAAGGCCGAGCGAAAGCGCTAGTGGATTTGATAGCTTCGCAAAAAGCGGCACTCGAAAAAGCTCTGAAAGCAGAATTTTTAAAGGGTACACCTCAACCTCCAGCGGGACAGGGCGGAACGGTAGTTACAAAAGAAGTGTTTGACAAGATGAGTACGCTTGAACAAATAAAGTTCAAAAACGAAAATCCGAATTGGAAAGAAATCATCAACTGGAAGGAGTAATAATTTATGGCTGAATATCTTGGCTATCCTTTTGATGCCGAGGTGTTTTTATACCAGTGGCAGAATGAGAAAGACCCCACACTTACGGCGCTTTATGAGAGCGGAGCGGTTCAAGCTAACGCTACAATTAAACAGCTTATTGCAAACGGTTCTGACACTTATACCATTCCTATCTACAACGTGCTTGGTGGTACTCCGGATAACTATGATGGTGTTGAAAATATTCAGATAACCGATCCGGATGCCAAGTCGCAGAGTGGCATTGTATATGGACGCGCTCACGGCTGGAAAGATAGGGATTTCGTTCGCGATTACAACAGTGGAGCAGATCCGATGAAGCAGATTGCTTCGCAGGTTGCGAAATATTGGCAGAAACAGCGTCAAGCTATTTTACTTGCCATACTGAACGGTATTTTCAATGTGCCTGACGATGGTTCGGCCGCGTGGGACGAGTGGGAGAATCACACCTATTCAATTGCGGCCGCTACCAATACTGTTTCCGATTCTAATAAGATGGGCGCTACGACCGCGGGAGATGCAATCCAAAAGGCTGTCGGTGACGCTATGAACCAGTTCAGCCTTGCAGTCATGCACAGTAAGGTGGCGACGAATCTTGCCGGTTTGGAGTTGCTGAATTATCGCAAATATACCGATATTAACGGTATTCAGAGACAGCTTCGTATTGCTGACTTCAACGGTCTGACTGTCGTTATAGACGACGGTGTTCCCGTCGCGAACAGTTCGACCGCTTCGGGTGAGAAAGAATATACGACTTATCTGTTTGGCATCGGTGCGATTCAGTACGCTTCTGCCCCCGTGGATACCCCGGTAGAAATTATGCGCGATGCAACAGTGGGCGGCGGTTATAATGCGCTCATCACTCGTCTCCGCGAAACCCTCCATCCGAATGGTTTCAGTTTCGTAAAACCGGAGACGGGTTATACCGCATCTCCGACCAATGCTCAACTCGGCGCATCTGGAACTTCGAATTGGCGGCTTGTAGGCAATCCGAAGAATATTGCTATTGCGCGTATAATCTCCAACGGTTAACCGGGGAGGTGTACCAGATGTTTTATGTTATCGAGGATCGGGTGTATAGCGACGTTTTTGATACGGTCAACAACCGCTATCCCCTCGTCAGTATAAGTAAAGCGGCCGATGGTAGTATTACTGTAACCGACGAGGGGGACGGTATTGACAAATTACCGGCGCTTTATCGTCGTTGTACGCTCGACGAAGTAATCGCCATATTTGGTATTTCGTCTACAACTGGATATAAGCCGAGAGCGACAATTACCGGAAACGACCCCGTTACCATTTATTTAGATGAGGAACACAGAGATGTGACGCTCACGGTTTCCAATCCCTCTACGGGTGCTTTTTCGGATGTTGCATCCAGCGATTCCAACGTGGCGACCGTAACGGAATCCAGTAAGGTTTTCACAATTGTCCCTGTGGGCGTTGGCGAATGTGTCATTACCGCCACATGGACACCTACGGATACTGATTTTGCGACGTCTGTGGTAAAAATACCTGTAACGGTAGTAAAGCGTCAGATTGAGTTCGCTCCGGTGCGCGATCAGAATTTGACAATAAACACTCCTAAAACAATCGTTTTACAGCCCAACGTTTCCTCCGGAAGCACTCTCTCCTATACGGTGCTGTCGTCCGATACGGACATTTGTACTGTTGCGATAACCGGAACGGAGGGTCATGAAAACGATTTGGTGATTACTCCTGCTAAGACGACCCCTCTTGGGACGGCTATCATAAGCGTCTCGGCGGTTGATACTCAGAGCAAAGCTTTAGACAGCGAAATCATGTGGTTTAAGGTTCGTGTTTGTGCTTCGGCTGTTTCTATTACGGCTATCGACAACATTGACCTCAAAGCTGGTGAAAGCAAAGAAATATCGGTGGAGTGTGCGGGTGCGACAATCCGCGAGGTTACGACATCCGATTCGAGCCATGTAGCTGCCGAAATAACCGGTAAACTGAAGCTCAAAGTCACTGCCGTGGGCGATCCGACTGATACGGCGACAATTACCGTTTATTGTGATAAGCGGGGTTATGGCGAAGATTCCGAGGACTTCACTGTAACAATAACTTGATTTTCGGAGGTGGGAGAGGGTGAGTACACAGCTTAAACGATTGAAAAGACAGTTAGGAGTTACCGGGACTACCGAGGATGAGTTGCTAACAGGAATCTTGAAAATCGCAAAAGATGCCATCCTCTCCCGGCGTTATCCTTTCGGAAATTTCCCCGAAAATTTGGACAGCAGATATAATTCCCTTCAAATTCGAATCGCTGTGTATCTCTATAATAAGCGAGGCGCTGAGGGAGAAACGAGCCATAGTGAAAATGGAATAAGCCGCACTTATGAAAGCGCGGATATCCCCGAAAGTTTATTGCGGGAAGTGGTTCCTTTGGTAGCCTTCCCGTTTGCGGAGGAGTGAAAATGAGAATACTTGCCCGTTACGAACGAGTTATTTATCATGCCTCCTTTGAAGGATATGAGCCTGTATTAGACAACAACGGTTATGAAACAGGAGAAGTTACTCTCAAATACGGGGTTGCGAAACCTATTCGGGTTGGTGTCTCGGTGGCTACCAATAGAAATGTTGAATATCTTTTCGGCTCGCGAGTAGAGTGTG